GGGGGGGGGGCCATAATAGGTGATGTTACGAATATTTCAATCAAGCAATTTTCGCGCAGAAAGAAAAAAATCTTAAACGAAGAAGGTGAACAGATTGAGATTGAATCTATTGTGGCTGACAGTCCTAGAAATGTTCTGCTTGCAATGAAAAGCGATAACAAGCTCAATGACTTTCTCAGGCACAATGAATTTACTGGTGAACACGAAATCGTGGAGGATGTCAAACTGGATGCTATCCAGTTGAGGAAGGGGCAGCTACCTTCAGCCTTTGAATCCTACCTAAGCGTATATTTGGAGAATCACTTCAAGACAGTTTTCAAGGCTGGAGCATTAAGGGACGGTATCGAAGCATTTTTTGCAGAAAAAACCTACAATCCGGTTAAGGAATATATGGAAAATGCTTATGAGTCATGGGATCATAAAGAACGACTTGCCCAGGTATTTCAAACTTGGCTAGGTGCTGAAGATAGCATATTTGTCCAAAAAATAGCGGTCATGTTCTTTGTCGGTGCTGTTTCTAAGGTTTTTAATCCATGGGTTAAATTTGACTACACTCTTGATCTTGTCGGTGGTCAAGGTGCCGGTAAGACCACCTTCTTGCAAAAGATAGCTGTTGACTGGTACACGGATTCAGCTAAAGATTTTATGGATAAAGATAACTATGAAATTATGCTAAAATCCCTGATTGTCAACGATGATGAGATGGTCGCGTCCAGAAAGACTACTTTCGATGAGTTAAAAGCCTTCGTGACTAAAACAGAACTTTCTTTCCGTAGGTCATACGGTCGAAGGGCTGAAAAATTTCCTAAAAACTTTGTGATCGCAAGGACTAGCAATAAAATTGAGTATCTGGGAGATAAGACTGGCGAGCGGCGCTTTCTGCCTGTGCTGGTGGATGCAGGCCAGCAGTTTGTCAAGCCATTTGATATGACCGATCATGATGTGCTCCAGCTTTGGGGTGAAGCAGTCGCTATTTACAAAAAAGGATTTATGCTTACCTTTGATGATGAGTTCGAAAATGAGCTTGCGGTCTATAAGGAGCGATTCACTTATAAAGATGAGGCAGAATCACAGGTCTATGATTATCTTGAAATGCTTGTTCCAGAAGAGTGGGAAGACTTTTCAGTTTCTCAGCAATATCAATACACCTGGTGCTACTTTAATGACGGTAGCTATCGCAATGAGTCCGGCCTGATATATGAAGGTGTGAAGCTTCAATCGAGTGTGTCTGCCAAACAGATATTAAAGAATGTCTTTGATATCGATAGCGCGAGAGGTGAAAAGATTGCTAGGAAGATCAAGTTGATTATGGACAATAATCAGGATTGGGAATACAAAATAAAGAAGGTTAAAGGGAAGACACTACGTGCATATTTTAGAAAAAATATACAAACAGAAGTGATGTAACCTTAGTGAAAATGATGTAACCTTTTAGGCAAAAAATGGTCAAAAATCGTGCTTCGGTTACATCAGGTTACATCATTGATGTAACCGCAAGAAAAGTCAGTTATATCAATGGTTTGAGTGCTGTTTTTGATAAAATTTTAAAAAAAGTGATGTAACCCTCCTAAACCGTTGATACTACTGATGTTTTAGGGTGTATATTAGTAAGGTTACATCATTTATATAAAATATTTAATAAGTAAAAATAGCAAGTGCTATAAACGTTGATATAACAGCATTCTTGTTTTTTATAAAATATGTTTTTTGAAAAGTGATGTAACCTGTAACCGTGTAAAAAGTATTCACGAAATAAAAATATTTTTTAATAAGTATAGGAGAAGAAATGTCATACACAGTAACATTATTTTTTGACAACATGGTAGACGAAACTCACTTCTTTAAGAAAGTGGGTGATGCTACCAAATGCAAGGCTCAGCTAGAAAGCAAGTATCGAGGGAATCGAATGTATAAAGTTAAGATGGATGAGGTGAGAACTTGAAATTATTTCTCAACGAAGATTGTATGGATGTCATGAAAAGATATCCTGATAACTATTTTGATTTAGCTATTGTAGATCCACCATATTTTTCTGGTCCAGAACAAAGAGAATTTTATGGGAACAAAATCAGTCCTATAGGAGTTCATAGATTGTACGGCAAAACAACTAAATGGGAAGTTCCAGGAAAAGATTATTTTGATGAATTATTTAGAGTTTCAAAAAATCAAATTATTTGGGGCGTGAACTACTTCAACAACTACTCTTTCGGTTCTGGCCGTATCGTATGGGACAAGGTTAATACTCATTCAAGTTTTTCAGATTGTGAGTTGGCGTACTCCAGTTTGCATGATAGCACGCGCTTATTTCGCTATATGTGGAATGGTATGATGCAAGGAAAGTCAATATCCGAAGGTCATATCCAGCAAGGAAACAAGGCTTTGAATGAGGTTAGAATTCATCCAACCCAAAAACCCATCAATCTTTATTTCTGGTTGCTGCAAAACTACGCAAAAGCCGGAGATAAGATTCTTGATACTCATGTCGGTTCAGCAAGTAGCTTGATTGCTTGTCAGGAGTTAGGTTTTGAGTATGTCGGTTGCGAGCTTGACAAAGGCATCTTTAACCTTGCTCAACAGAGACTTAATGATTATGAAAAACAAATAAAACTACTTTAGAAAAGGAATTGGAGGTAGAAAAATGCGTAAACAGGAACTGATTAAACGTATCGAGGATTTGCCTTATACAGAGGGGCCTATCGCAGATACAATCGAAATTAATAGAAATTGGATATTAAAATCAATTGAACAGCTAGCCGAATCCGAAACAGGTCACGCAGATGAAGCTCCACGCTACGTAAAGAACATACTAGCACGATTGCGAGAATTGCCATTGCATGATAGGGAGGTTTGGTTAAAGGCCATCATGAGCGAATTTGAACAGGATTTTAGCCGTGCAAAATGGCGAGAGGGCTACGAGCAAGGTAAACTTGAGGGTATGGTTGAACGTGAAAAAGTCATAGTTCCGCAAATGGTGGCTGAATGGATCAAAAAGTGTAAAACGTTTAAGAGTTTTGCTGTAAGTCTATCTTTTGCATTGCAACCCAGCGTGTGGGAAGTAAATGGCTTATCTGACGAGTGCATTGAATGGTTGGCGGATGCAGAAAACCAAGAAACTTATGCGCGCGCTTGGCTTGATGGCTACGAGATTGAGAAAGAGAAGCGGTATTTGGTGAAGTTGAAAGGTGTTTTTAAAGGATATGAATATCTGAATTTCAAATTCGGTCGTGTATGGACTTTTAGCAACGAAGAAGAAAACGAAGAATATCGCACATGCCACACAAAGAAAGAACTAGAAGAAGCCGGCTTCGGATGGGTGTTTGATTGCGAGGGTGTGGAAGTCGAGGAGGTGGAGTGATGAATAAACGTCAACGCAAAAAGAAAATTTTGAACGGTCTGAACAAAGAAGAAAGATACCGCAGGACGCATTGTCCTGTATGTGACAGTGAAATTGGTTTATTCGACAGATATTTTAATACATACGGTTTCTGCTCTGAATATTGTGGTTATGAGTACTACGGAATTTCAAGATTATAAAAGATTGGGGTTAAAATGACATTGTTTGATGAAGTACAACAACTTAGCTCAGAAAGCTATGATAAGTGGTTTGAGCGTTACTTTAAAAAATATAACTTAGAAAAAAGTTATTAAGAAATCAGCCAAACAAGGTTATACAGGTCATCTGATGAGCGTCTTAAAAGTCGGAAATGACTATACTAGGCGTAGGTTGGATGATGAAAGAACACTTGAGAAAATCAAGGGATTGTTAGGAGATGGTTTCAAGGTAGAGTTTCGTTTGACATATGGTAAAAATATTTTTACTGGCGAAAAATTCATAGCCAATAAGCAAATCCGTATTACATGGTAACAAAAAAAGCCAAGGCACTCTCTGCCTCGGCTAATAGTTCTCGCATAGACTATTATATCACAAAGGAGACAGAGAGTGAACAAGGCTAAAGAGTTACTTGATGAACTACAGAATTTGGATGAAGAGATACAGAATCGAATAGACGAACTTGCTAATCTTGAAGCTAGTTTACTTTCTAGTCCTAAAATGAACATGGATAAGATTCAAGGTGGTCAGAAGGTTCGATTAGATGAACGTTACATCGATATTTTTAGCATGCAAGATTCCTTGAAAGAGTACATGAAGCAAGCAACTGCTGAAGCTATCCAGCGAAGAATTGAGCTCAGTAAATTGATTGATAAAATACCTAAGCCTGCAAGTCGAACAATTTTAAGGATGGTGTATATTCAGAAAGCAAGCGTGTATGATATGATTGAATTTTTACAATGCAGCAAGACTACTTTCTACAAAAAGAAGAAAGATGCAATCCGTGAATTGGGTGTTGTAGTTGATAAAAGCGAACTAATGCGAACTAATGCGAACTAATGCGAACTAAGTTGAAGCGCACTGGTCTAACAATCGTGCTATTATAGTATCATCAAGAATTAAGGGTAAGGCAGTAAGTCTTCCCTTAACATGGAGAGTTGGCAGAGTCAGGTTGAATGCGTCCGTTTGCTAGACGGGTGATCGCCTATGTGCGGTTCGTGGGTTCAAATCCCACACTCTCCTTTGAGTGTTTTATGTCCCAGAATGAGTTAAATCTTCTGGGTGGGGATTCATATATTACTCATTAACTTACAAATGGTTGCGGAGCGACTGGACCTTGCATGATTGCGTAGCTAATTATATTCCGGATAAGTTATAAGCTAGAGGGTTTGATTCCCTCAGAGGTTTTAAATGACTACAAAAAATAAAAAAAAGGAAAACTTTCAAATTGATTTCTAATTAACACGCAAGGTAGTAGTCGCCTTGCATTAAGTCACTCATCGAGTGGCTTTTTTAATTATTAAAAAGGTGGTGATGGAAAATCGCTAAACTAACTTTAAAACAACAGAGATTTGCTGATGAGTACATCATCAGCGGGAATGCGACAGGGGCGGCTGTTAAGGCTGGATATAGCTCTAAGTATGCGAACACGAATGCATCTAAGTTACTACAAAATACTACAATAAAATCCTATATTGACGAGAGACTGGCTCAGCTTGCGTCTGAGAAAATCGCAACACAGGAAGAAGTTCTTAGTTACCTAACTTCAGTGATGCGAGGAGAGACGCAAGAGCAGACCTTGATAAGCATCGGAGAGTTAGGTCAAACGATTACGGATATAGACGTAGGAGCGAAAGATAGAATTAAAGCTGCTGAACTTTTAGGAAAACGGCATAGGCTTTGGACGGATAAATCTGAAGTCGAAGTCGCTGGAACGGTGGTGTTTGCGAATGAGTCGGACATACCAGATTAAACAGAACGATATTGTCGTAGACCTACCCAAGATGGTAGGTGGTGGATATGGCCAGTTTTGGCGCTCGAGAAATCTCTATCGTGTCGTCAAAGGCTCTCGTGGTTCGAAGAAATCAAAGACAACTGCTTTAAACTATGTTACCCGAATTTTAAAATATCCATGGGCCAATTTGCTTGTTATTCGTAGATACTCGAACACAAACAAACAATCGACTTACACGGATTTCAAGTGGGCAGCTAACCAACTAAAGGTCGCTCATAAATTCAAATTCAATGAGTCGTTTCCTGAAATCACTGTGAAAGAAACAGGACAGAAGATTCTATTCCGAGGCTTGGATGATGAACTTAAAATCACATCTATCACGGTTGATGTAGGCATTCTCTGCTGGGCTTGGTTCGAGGAAGCGTATCAAATCGAGACTGAAGACAAGTTCAGTACGGTTGTTGAGTCTATCCGGGGTAGCCTGAATGTGCCTGACTTTTTTAAACAAATCACAGTCACGTTTAACCCGTGGAACGAGAGGCATTGGCTCAAGCGTGTGTTCTTTGATGAAGAGACGCAACGGGCTGACACATTCGCTACTACAACTACTTATAAATGCAATGAGTGGCTGGACGAAGTCGATATCAAGCGATATGAGGATTTGTATCATACAAATCCAAGGCGTGCAAGAATCGTCTGTGACGGCGAATGGGGAGTTGCTGAAGGTTTAATCTACAACAACGTGACTATCAAAGACTTTGACAAAGATGAGTTGTTGCAGAATCCTGCTAACAAGTTGTGTATCGGGCTTGACTTTGGTTTTACTCATGATCCAACAGCGTTGTGTTGTTCGCTGATAAACGACACTACAAAAGAGATACACATCTTTGACGAAGCGTACAGAGTCGGTCTGATAACCAAGGAAGTCGCTAAGATGATAAAAGATAAAGGGTATCATCGTTCGACAATTATCGCAGATAGCGCAGAGTCACGGCTGATTGAAGAGCTTAGGTCAGAACACGGTATATCTAGAATAAAAGAGAGTAGAAAGGGAAAGGATAGTATCATGGCAGGCGTATCCAAATTGCAAGGGTACGCTATTTATGTGCATCCGAATTGTGAACATATCATGGATGAATTTTATAGTTATTGTTATCAACGAGATAAAGAAGGTAATTGGTTGAATAAACCAGAAGACAAGAACAACCACTTGATGGACGCGCTGCGATATAGCCTTCAATGTATAGAAGGGGTTAAAGCAACCGTACGCAGACGTTCAGACTACGGTTTATAGAAAGGAATGGAATGTATCAGATTTTAACTTATCCACGAGACGGATACGACGAAACAGCTTTGAGCAAAGAATTGATTTACAAGCTGATTCGCAAGCATACACAAGAACGCAGTCACTTGCAGAAATTGAAGAAATACTACTTGGGCGACCATGCTATCTTGAATCACACGAGAAGAAATCAGAATGCGCCAAACTTCAAGACAGTAGCTAATCACGCAAAGGATATTGCAGATACGTCTACTGGCTATTTCATGGGCAATCCCATCAAGTATAACAATACCGCTGAGAGCGACCTTGAGCCTTTGCTTGTAGCTTTTGATGGTGCAGAGATTGACCAAGTAGATGCGCAGAACGCCCTGAACATGGCCATCTATGGACGTGCTTACGAGTACATCTATGCGAAGGAGGGATTGACTGAGCTAGATTCGACTAGCGTAGATCCCGAGAATGTATTTCTTGTGTACGATGATAGCATTGAACGCAAGGCGCTCTTTGCAGTCTACTACTACGAAATTAAAGACGATACGAAAGATGCGACTAAGTATCAAGCAGAAGTCTTTACTCAGAATCTGCACTACCACATCGTGCTGCGTGATTCGAGCACAGGAACGACGCAGAATGAGAAAGTAGAGCCTCACAACCTCGGTCAAATCCCAATCATCGAGTATCGTAATAATCACTTTGCGATTGGTGACTACGAGCAACAGATTAGCTTGATTGATGCTTATAATTCATTGATGGGCAATCGCGTCAACGACAAAGAGCAGGCAGTAGAGTCTATCCTTGTATTGTATGGCGCCCAGTTAGCTGACAATCTGGAAGATGCTAGAGAAGCAATGAGCATACTCGCTGAAGAAGGTCTTTTGGAATTGCCAGCAGATGCTAAGGCTGACTTTTTGAAGAATGCTCTGGACGAGAATGCAACTGAAATTTTGCGCAAAGCATTGAAGGAAGACATCTACACATTCAGTCATGTACCGAATTTGACAGATGAGAACTTTGCAGGCAATAGCTCTGGCGTAGCCATGGAATTCAAGCTACTAGGCCTTGAAATGATAACTAAGACGAAAGAAGCGAATTACAAGCGAGGTCTTAGACAGCGGATTGCTATCTTTGCTCACTATTTGGGCATGCAGCAGATTGCGCTTGAAGCACATTCAATCGTGCCACAGTTCAGCCGTGGATTGCCTAAGAACTTGTTAGAGTTGTCACAGATTATCAATAATCTTGAAGGTAAGGTCTCACTTCGTCAGCTTATTTCTCTCTTGCCGTTCGTTGAAGATCCTGACGCTGAACTTGAAAGTCTTGAGGAAGAGAAAGAAAAGAATAAGGCCCGTGTGCCGTTCTTTAATCAAGCGAACACGAAGCCAGACGAAGAGGTGACAGATGAAGAACGAGGAGTACTGGGCGAAGAGGAAGGCTAATCTCATCTATGAGCAGATGGATAAGGCCGAGAAGCAAGCGGATAAGTTTGACGAGATTTACAAGCAATCTAAAGCGTATTTAGACAAGCAAATCAACAAGGTCTTTGACAAGTTTCAACGTGATTACGGTTTGAGCGAGCGTGATGCTCGTCAAGTTTTGAAGAACATGAAAGACCAAAAAGACCTGAACGAACTTCGTAAGGTTCTTGAAGCTAGACCAAACGACCCGAACATCCAACGCCTACTCGCTGATTTGGACAGTCCAGCTTACGCTTATCGTATGAAGCGTCTAGAGCGTCTAAACGATGACCTAGATCGTATGCGTGAGTCTATCTATCGCTCTGAGAAGTCAGGTTCAGATGCCTTTTATAGCGACCTTATGAAAGATAGCTACTACAAGGCTACTTTTGACCTGCAACAGCAGACAGGCCTTGCTTATAGTTTTTCTGACTTACCTGAAACTGAAATCAAGCGTTTGAGGGGGCTAAAATGGACGGGAGAGGCTTATTCGGACAGGATATGGTCAAACACTGGGGCGCTCGCTTCAAGCGTGAAAGATGAGCTCCTGGTGAGTCTCATGACGGGTCGAAGCGTCAAGGATACTGCCCAAGCAATCGCAGAACGATTCGAAGTAGGTCAAAACAACGCAAGGCGCTTGGTTCGAACAGAATCAGCCTTTTTTCATAACCAAATGGAACTACTCAGCTATGAAGATGCTGAAATCGATCGGTATCGCTTCATAGCGGTATTGGACAAGCGTACATCACGTATTTGTCAAGAGCATGATAACAAGGTCTACGATACAGACAAGGCTGTTCCTGGCGTCAACTATCCACCTTTGCATCCGTGGTGCAGGTCTACGACTATCGCACACGACGAGGACGCAGATTACAGCAAACTAGAACGTAGAGCTAGGAATCCTAAAACAGGCAAGACCGAGTACGTGCCTGCTGATATGACTTACAAAGAGTGGTATAGCAAGTATGTGACGGAACCACGAGAACGAGAGCTAAGCGGTAGGCAATTTGGAGCGAATCTGGACTATGTACGAAGTGATAAATTTGTTGATAAATTAAAAAATCATCCAAAGACTTCACATATATCCGAACCTATCGCAAGAGTTTCGAGGCAGATGTTGCAGCATAGAAATGGAACACCGTTTGAAGACTACTATTTGATTGATGCAGAGACGGGAAGAATTGTTGCATTAAGCAATAAAGCTAGAAAAATAAAAGGTGTAGTTTATAACGACCAAGTCAGAAAGGCTTTTAAAGAAAAACCTGAACAAAGCCTTGTTTCGATTCACAATCATCCATCTGGTTATCCTCCTTCGCTCAGTGACTTTGCTTCCTTACAGCAACGTAGCAAAAATAACACTGTAAAATATGGTTTGACCATAGGACACGACGGAAGTGTTTATTGGTATTCAAGACCTAACAAACGTATTCCGCGTAGTGCACAGGAAAAATATGTCAATCAAATTGATAAATTCAAGAAATTGGGATATAATGAAAGTGTGGCACAGGAGAAAACGCTTGAAATGTTTTCTGAAGTGTTTGAATTTGAATTTGGAAGGATTGAATGATATGGCAAAACAAGATATTTACACTTGGCCAGAAGGCGAAGATGACAACATTGATTTCAATGCTGTCCATGAAAAAAACAAGAACAAAACTGTTGGGGATTTGGACCAGGAATGGGCAGAATATCTCAAAACATTAAAACTAGAATCAATTTAATTAAGCACCTAGAGAAATCTAAGTGCTTTTTTCGTGCTCAGAAAGGAGTAAAACATGTTCATTTGGGAATGGGGATCAATTGCCTTTGGGTGGTTGGTGTTTTTGTTTTTAATTTTTATTATTCTGGCCGTGATCAGCGGAATAATTAAAGGTGTAAAGAAAGGATTGAAGAAATGAATCGTGATAATAAACCTAATATGGATAAGGTGAAAATAGGTGGTATCGTCTACGAAATCGAAAAAATAACTGATTTACAGGGAAAAACAGGAGAATGGGGGCATATTGAATACAAGACATGCAGGATTGTTCTTGACGACTCAGCTAGTCAACAAATCGAAGATCAGACGCTTATTCACGAAATTACGCATGGCATTTTAGTTGAAGCTGGCTATATAAATCATGAAGAAGAGCAGGCAGACCGAATCGGGAAAATTCTTTATCAAGTTTTGGTCGATAATGACTTTTCATGGCTCAAAAACAGAAAGTAGGTGATCCAATATCTTGACTTGCAGGAATAGACTGCTATAAATCGCTGTAAATTGCTATAAACCGTGTCATATTTGATGCGGTTTTTATATTTAAGAAAGGAACAGAAAAAATGGAACCTTGGAAAGAACGATTTAAAAAAGAATACTACGAATTGAGAGAACGATTCCAAAAGTTAGACATGATGATTGGCCAATACGAAAAAGGGCAACTAGAGTTTGAGCCTAAATGTCCTATCGATTTGTTAAAAGGCCAGCGTTCGACTATGTGGAATTATTTAAAAATTCTAGAACAACGTGCAGAAATTGAAGAAATTAAACTATAAAACCTAACCGTATGGAATCCCGTACGGTTTTTATGCGCACGAAGGGGAGATAGTTCGATCCTATCTCACGGGTTAACCAAGTTCGAGTCTTGAAATCTGGCGGGTGGTTCGAGTCCACCGGTGCGCGTTATTGTCCAAGCATTGAAGACACTAAAAGCTATGGAAAATACAGTCGGGGACGACTTTAAAAATAGGAGGTTCGCAATGAACGAAGAAACACAAACGGTCGAAACGGTTGAAGAACAAAAGGTGCCTGCAGAACCTACACCACAACCGCAAGACGAGAAGAAGTACACAGACGCAGAAGTCGATGCTATCATCGACAAGAAATTTGCTAAGTGGAAGTCAGAGCAAGAAGCCAAGGAAAACGAAGCTAAGAAGCTTGCCAAGATGAACGCTGATGAGAAGAAAGATTATCAGCTGAAACAACTTGAGCAAGAACTGGCTGACCGTGAACAGGTGCTTGCTCGTAAGGAATTGACCGCAGAAGCTAAGGCAATGTTAAGTGAACGTGGCTTACCAGTTGAATTAGTATCCGTGGTTGATTTATCGAACGCTGAAGCCGTGACTGAATCGGTCGCAAGCATTCAGAAAACGTGGGAGGATGCAGTCCAAAAAGGTGTATCCGACCGCATGAAAGGTAGCGCACCTATTAAGACTGCGCCAACTAATCAGCAAGAAGTTTTAGAAAAATGGAAACAGGATTTTTTGCGCTAGAAAAATTAAAAAATGAGGTAAATATAAATGGCATTTGAATCAATTAACACAGCAGAATCACGCAAGCGTCATCTTGGAATTATTGAAGATGTACTTGCAGTAAATTCATACGCAACGCCACTCTTGACACCAAGCGAAGCAGTAACTCTAAACGGTCGCTCTTTTACAGTGGCGACTGGTAACACAACCGAGCTTAAAGACTACAAACGTAACAAAGACAATGAATTTGACCACGTTGAAGTTGAAGAAAAGGTCTACACTCTTGAAGAAGAGAAATACTGGGGTCGTTTTGTTGACCAGCTGGACGAACGTGACTCGAATGGTCAAGTAAATATTGAGTACGTAATTGCTCGCCAGGCTGCCGAAGTAGTCGCTCCATATCTTGACAAACTTCGTTTCGATGCAGCGCTCGGAAACGTAAGCGATAACGTGGTTATGGGCAAAACAGCAGGAGCAAACAACGCTTACAATGCAGTTCTTGATGTTTCTGAAAAATTGGACGAACTTGGAATTACTAAAGAACGTTTGCTCTTTGTTACTCCAAGTTTCTACAAGGCTATCAAGTCTGAAATTGTACGTTTGCCACAAGGTGATGCAGACAAAAAAGTCCTTGGCAAAGGATATGTTGGTGAATTGGACGACTACACAGTCTACAAAGTACCTTCAAAATTCTTGCCAAATGTAAACGCCCTTGCAACTGCTCCTGGTGTTGTGACATCGCCAATCCAAATCGACAACACTAAGTACAATGACAATGTACCTGGTCGTTTTGGCGAATTGGTAGAACAATTGCTCTACACTGGAGCGTATGTTCTTGAACATTTCCAAAAATACATCATCACAATTGCAGATTCTAAGCCTGCTGCTAAAAAATCAGCTCAAGGCAAGACAGTAAACCGTGCAAAAACGTGGAAAACTGGAACAGCCTACAAAGAGGGTGATACAGTAACGCATGAAGACAAAGTCTATGTTGCTATCAAAGACATCACTAGCTCGACCAACGCACCAGACTCCGACTCTGCTAACTGGAAAGTCAAGAAATAAGGTCTGACCCTATGAAAGTCAGAGTCAAACAAGCGTTCAATGATTGGCAAGCTAAAGTGAGACGACAAGAGAACGAAATCTTTGAGATGACAGACGAGCGTTTTAACGAATTGTCGCATAATCTCAAGAGCGAGTTTTCAGTCTATATCGCAGATGTTGTCGAGATCATTGACGAAAACGAACTCCAAGGAGACGAGACGACTCCTTTTGACTAGGAGGTCTTATGGAACTCGAAAAACTAAAATCATTGACGGGCGAGAGTGACGAAACAGTCCTCTCGTCTTTACTTTTAAGGGCTGAAAATATCATTTTATCTGAAACAAACCGAGACAAGCTGACGCCAGTACTCAACAGACTACTACCTGAACTTGTAATTGAGCTCTACAACCGCTCAGGAAGCGAAGGAGAGCAGTCTAGGAGTGAAGGTGGCATCTCTGTTACCTATGGTGAAAACGGATTGTCTACGGGCCTTTTACAGCGTATTCGGATGCATCGATTAGCGAGGGTGGCAGGTCATGTTTTTGAAAAAGAGTAGACTGAAACCATATAACCTCAAACGGTTCAAAAAAACCGTGACGAATGAGGGAGTCGCTAAAGAGGGATATGCGGACGAGGTTGAAGAAGTAAGGCTTGAATTGTGGCCAGCGACTAGCAAGCTACAATCTGAGATTTACGGTGAACGCTTGAACGATATCCTGAATGCGAATGCGAGCAAGAGTGCAGACATCAACGTGAAAGACGGTGTCTGTATCGAGAGCGAGACAGAAGTCACGCATCGGGTTATCTCAAAGAAAGTATACAGTCATCATCAAGTATTGGAGCTAGAACGTGTCAGGTTTAATCGGAGCAAATAGCTTAATCGCTAAATGCCGTAAACTATACGGTGCAAAGAGTAACAAGATAGTAGGACAAGCGGTCTTGCATGCTGCTAAAACAGTCGTACAAGCTGAAGCGAAACTCAGGGCGCCTGCAAATGAAGGCGAGTTGAGAAATAGCATAAGAGTTCGGCTAAAAGTAAACGGCAACAAGATATCGGGAGAGGTCTTCACAAACTCATACCATGGCGCCTATGTCGAACTTGGAACGGGTCCTAAAGGACAAGAAAACCACTCTGGCATATCTCCAGAAGTGAGCGTGTCTTATCGGTCTAGCCCTTGGTACGTGCATGAAGACCAAATCAATGTAGGGCCTTACCACTTTGCGAAGAGGGGGGAGTTTTATAAGATGTATGGTCAGCCTGCGCAACCTTACTTGTATCCTGCTTTGAAAGATAACCATGACCGTGTGTCAAGTAACATCTCAAAATACGTTAGCAGAAAGATAAGAGAACAGATAAAATGATTAATATTAAGCCTTTAATTTACAAAGAATTGCAAAAGGTCGCAGATAATGTGACTGACACGTATCCAGACGATTGGGAGAATGTCCCAGTCGTCATTTTTTTGGAAGAACAGAATAAACCGGGTGAATGGTTCGACGACCAAGAGAAGAAGTCGCATATCCGCTATAAAGTGGATATCTTTGACAAAGATAGCACAAGCGATTTAGCGGTCAAAATCAATGAAATCTTCGCATCTTTAGGATTACGAAGAACAGATTGTCAGGATGTACCTGACCCGTCGCATTTACGTCACAAGTTGATGCGCTTTGAGGGAATCGTGGACCTGAATTCACAATTGGTTTATCAGTATAGAATGGAGAATTAATACATGTTAGCAAATGGAATTAAGCTTGCTTTTAGCGAAACTAAAGGCGATTATCAAAACCTTGTAGGTTTGAAAGAAGTACCTGAATTTGGTATTGAACCTGAAAAAGTCGAGAATACGACTCTTGCAGACAAGGTTAAAAAATATGAATTTGGTATTGGTGACGCTGGGGAACTTGAGTACAAGTTCGCTTATGACAACTCAAGCGAAAACGCTCCTTACCGTGTCTTGCGTAAGGCAGCAGACAGCAAGAAGAAACTCTTCTTCGAGCAAACTTATCCAGATGGTACTAAGGTCACATTTGAAGGTCAAGTATCCGTTAAGCTTGGCGGTGGCGGAGTGAACTCTGTTATCGAATTCACGCTCAAGATTGCATTGCAGTCTGAACTTGCATTCACAGACGGATTGGGAGGTTAATAGATGGCTCTACCATACGCAACTTGGAAAGTTAGTGAGGATAAGGAGTTGAAGCTCCGCCTCACATCCTTACAAGCGACCAAAGTTGAAGAAAAAATCGGAGCGAACTTGCTCAAGGTATTCATGCCAGCTGAAGGAGAAGCCTTTGCTTTGCCACCACTAAAAGTCATGTTGCTTTTGACTCATGGAGCGCTTCAAAAGTTTGAGCATGGACTCTCATTTGAAGATGTATCTGACCTATACGATGACTACGTCGATAATGGTGGAGATCAAGCAGCATTCATGGCAGATGTTATCTTGCCATTACTCCAAGTTTCGGGTTTTATGCCAAGGGAGAAACCAAGCAAGAAGAAAGCTCCCAAGAAAACCAAATTGGAAGTAGTCGAGTAGAACAGACTACAGTTAATTCAATAACTGAAATGGTGGAGAGGCTTTACCCTATGTTTTTAGACATCGGGGGGGATCCTCTCGTTTTTTGGGATTTGACGGTACTTGAAATCAGAGACATGATTGAAAGCTATAACCGTGTAAGGATCCAAAAACAAAAAGACAAAATTATTGAGTCATACAGGCTTTCACAAATGATTGCTAATAATGTTTCTTTGTTGCTTTCAAAAGATGCCAAGCCACTTGATGTTTGGGACTATGCGCCTGAATTATTCCAGGAAGAGAGAGAACAAGTCGAAAGAGCAAGGCAAGAACAAGAAATGAAGATGCATAAGGAACGTATGCGTGCATTCGCTGAGAGTCATAATCGAAAAATGAAGATGAAAGGATAATAGATGGGAGTTACTCTTGACGAACTCAAGGTAATGATTGACGCTGAGATTGCGCCTTTCAAAAACAAAATGAAAGAAGTAGAGAACAGGGTCAAAGATGCATCTGGTAAAGTACAACAGTCCACAAACCAAATCAAGGCACAGTCAGGGTCTATGCTTGGTGTTTTTGGTAAATTAGCCAAATTCGCAGGTTTTGCGTATCTTGGAAAAAAACTGCTTGATGTTGGTATGTATTCAACACAGATGGCTCTGGAAGTTACGGCTTCAATCAACCAAATTAAACGCCAAATGGGCGAGAGTTCACAAACATTCTTAAAATGGGTTAACGATAACGCTAACGCCATGAATATGGGCGTAGGAGAGGCTACAAACTATGGTGCGGTCTATTCTAACCTATTCTCTGGCTTTATCAAAGACACTAACAAATTGAGCGCCTATACTGCTAAGATGTTGCAAACATCAGCAGTCATAGCTGAAGGTTCAGGACGTAGTATCACGGACGTCATGGAGCGTATTCGCTCTGGTTTGCTAGGGAATACCGAAGCAATTGAGGACCTAGGAATCAACGTTAATGTGGCCATGATTCAATCGACTGAAGCGTTCAAGCGTTTTGCAAATGGCCAAAGTTGGGACCAACTCGACTACCAAACACAACAGCAAATCCGTTTAATGGCTATCCTGGAGCAGGCGACTGCTAAGTATGGCACGACCTTGTCGCAGTCCGTCAACGGACGCATTAGCTTGTTTAAATCGCTATTGAAAGATGCTGCCTTGAACGTAGGTAATGCCTTCTTACCGATTATCAATGCTATCATGCCAGTCTTAAATTCATTCGCAATGGTCTTGAAGAATGTGACTGCTAAACTCGCTGAGTTTATCGCTTTGATGTTCAATAAGAAAGCGACTGTAAAAGACGGTGTGGCTGGTGCAGTCGGCGATATGAACGGAGCCTTACAAGATGCTTCATCTGGCGCAGGCGACCTTGCAGATGCCATGGGTGATGCTGACGATGCTTCAGGCGGTCTAGCTGATAACCTTGGAGATTCAGCTAAAAATGCGAAAAAAGCAGTAAAAGAACTGCTTGGACTAGCCGGTTTCGACGAAATCACACTCTTGAACAAGAAGGACGATTCGGACGACGGAGGCTCTGGTGGTTCAGGCGGCGGAGGAGGCAAAGGTAAGAAAGGAAAAGGTGGAAGCGGACCTTTCAAAGACATTTTGCCAGAAGTGGCCTTAACCGACATGGATAACCAATTCAAGAGCATTTTCGATGGCTTGGGAGACAAGCTAAAAGGTTTAACAGACCTCTTTAGCAAGGGCTTCACTGCTGCATTCAGAGCTGAAGGCCTAGAACGTATTAAGATTGGCCTTGGTCAAATCAAGACTACGCTTGAAGAAATTGCTACTGATCCACGGGTAGTCAATGCTTTTAATGGTATGACTAAGAAAATCGCTTATGCACTAGGGCAGATTACAGGCTCTCTAGCAACGGTTGGAGTCGGTATCGGTGTTTTCCTTGCTGAAAGCATAGCGAATGGTCTAGGGCGTCAAAAAGAGCGTATTATTCGCTCGCTTGTGGCTCAATTCGAGAACACGGGCAATATGTTTGCATCAGCCGGAAACATCGCTCAGGCGTTTGCAGATGGATTCTATAACGTCATAACATCGACTGGCGCTGTTCGTATTGGAAGCGCGATTGTGTCTGCTGTTTTAGCTATTCAAGCCAGCATCGTGGAGATTGGTTTCAAACTCGGCGGTGACCTGCTAAAAGGTATCGAGCGAATTGTCACAGACAACATGCCTGGTGTTGCTGAGGCTTTTTCAAATGCATTGTCTGCAATTGCTCCTATTTTCGAGAGTGCAGAACAAGCAATCAATGATATGGTCGACTCCATCAGCCGTGTGTATGATAATTACATTCGTCCAACGATTGAATCATCAACGAAAGCTATATCAGGCATTATTGGCTTGTTTGTAAAAGGTTGGAATAATTACATCCAACCCGTTATCGAAAAACTTGGTCAAGGATTCTCGGACACAATTGGCAAACATATTTCTCCATTTATTCAAAAGATTTTGGAGATGGTCGCAAGTTTCCAAGAAATGTCACAAGTCATCACTGCCTACGTTGCACCAGTAATTGGTTTTGTCGTCGAGCAATTAACGAGAGTTCTAGCTCCAACTCTTGAATACATTGGAGAAGTCTTCCGCATCTTATTCAACACAGTCGCTGATATATTTGGAGGCATAGCTGACTTTGTTAAAGGTGTGTATGATATCATCACTGGTATTCTTACGAGTGATATGAACAAGATTTTTGATGGCTTCACCGAGACGGGCGATGCCCTCATGGACATCCTATCAACGCTTCTCACAGCTTTGTTAGATTTAACAGTAGCGGTTTTGAAAGTTATCTGGGACACGATTGTAGCAATCTTCCAAGCAATTTGGGATGGTATCGTGGCTATTTTCACGCCGATTGGCGAATGGTTCAGTGAACGCTGGAACGACATCACAACTGTTTTAGCTGACGTGGCTAAATGGTTTGGCGACATGTTCCAGAAAGCGTGGAATGCGCTGACAAACGTGTTCTCATCAATCGGGACCTGGTTTGGTGAACGCTGGAACGATGTAACAACAGCCCTTTCAAACGTTGCAACGTGGTTCGGGAACATCTTCAAGACTGCATTTGAAGCGGTTAAGAACGCATTCAGCACGATTGGTAGCTTCTTCTCTGGTGTGTGGACAACGGTTAAGAATATCTTCGTGAATGCTGGCCAAATGGTCGGTAGCGCAGTAGGTGGCGCATTCAAGAGCGCAGTTAATGCGGTTCTTGGAACCATCGAGAACGTGGTTAATGGCTTCATTGGCATGATTAACGGTGTTATCGGCTTAATCAACAAGATTCCAGGCGTATCTCTTGGCAGTGTTGGCTATGTAAGTCTCCCTCGCCTTGCCCGTGGTGGTATCGTTGATAGTCCGACAGTAGCCATGATTGGTGAGGCTGGTAAAGAGGTCGTTATGCCTCTTGAAAACACTGGATTCTTGCAGACTATGGGTCGCATCGTAGGTGGTGCAGTCGTAAACGCTCTGGGTGGTGGTTTACCACAATCTGGGGGCTTCAGTGGTAGCGGTGACATCGTCATCATGATTGGCGGTCACGAATTTGGTCGTGTAGCCATCCAAGAAATCAATCGAGAGCAAGAACGTGCAGGACAAGTCTTGCTTAACATTTAAAGGGAGGTAAAATGGCACGCTTAATTATCAATGGGGTGGCTGTTAAGCCTCCCAAATCTTTTCAGGTCGGTATCCAAGATATCGATGGAGAAACAGGTAGAAATGCTAACGGAGACATGGTGCGTGACCGTATCACGACCAAACGAAAATTAGATTGTGAATGGGGCATGCTGACTCAAGATGAAATGAGTCAGCTTTTAAATGCTGTATCATCAGTCTTTTTTGAAGTCTCTTATCCCGACCCAGTAAGAGGTCAAATAACAGGAACTTTTTATGTCGGAGACAGAACAGCCCCGAGCTATTCATTTACTGACAAATTCAAACCGTGGTCTGGTGCAAAGTTTAATCTGATAGAAAGGTAGGTTAGAGCATGGATATATTTAGACGTAAGAAATTTGATGAAGCTATGTTTGCTAAAAGCCGTACTCTTGCTATCAGAGTAGGTCAGTATCAATCCAGTGACATTAAAGAGGCTCATTTTGACTACGGCTATATCAAAGGTGATGCTTATAAACCGGGTGGAACGTGTGCTGGCAGTGGTAAGATTACGTTCACAAGCATCATCACATCATTCAATAAGCTAGATAAGGTTTACCCTGAAATCGGTCTTTTGGTAGATGGAACCTATGAATGGGTCAAAATGGGTGAATACTTCATCAATGACATTGAGATTGACCGAAACCGTAACACGACCAAGCTTGACCTTATGGACGGGATGTTCAAACTCAATCGACCGTATGAGTCAAGTTTGACCTATCCGGCTCCTATTCAAAAGGTCGTTGCTGAGATTGCAAATCAGACTGGCGTAAAGTTAGAAGATGCATATTTTGACGCTACAGATTTAACTGGACAAGTCTATTACATTGACAAGAAGCCAGATGGCAAAAAATCGACCTATCGGGATGTCTTGAGCCTTGCAACTCAAATCCTTGGTCGCTCTTGTTTCTTCAATCGAGACGGCAATCTTGAAATTCGAGAACTGATTGATTCAGGACTCGTGGTTACAGCAGATAGCTATTTCATGCACGGATTGACCAAGAGTGAAGTCCAGTATCAGATTGCAGGGATTTCTTGTAAAAAAGATAAAGAAACACTCACGGTCGGCTTGCGAACTGGTCGGTCTCTTGAAATTGAAAATAGCTTGATGACACAGTCAACGCTGGATAATCTCTATCACAAAATCAAGGATATTCGTTATTATCCATTTAACTTAAATTATCAAGGTCATCTCTTACTTGGCGTTGGCCAGTGGGTGACTATCAAGACGAACAAGGGTGAGACGTTCAAATCCCCAGTATTGAGCCAGTCATTCACATTTAAGGGCGGACTGCGTGGCCGTATCAGTGCAGACAGTAAAGCTGGCAACGATGCTCAGTATTCATACGCAGGAACGCTCACGAAGAAAATTGAGCAATTCAGCGAATTTGAAAAGCAAATTCAAAACCAAATCGAAGAAGCTGATAAGGGGTTTGACAAGAAAGTCGAGAAAATCAAGAATGACTTTAACGACCAAGTCGAACTGGCCAAAGCTAAAGTAGCAGAGGTCAAGCAAAGTCTAACAGAGACCATCGACCAACGTTTTCGTGACTTTGATAGCGTAGGTCTGAACGAAATCAAGCAAAAGGCCGAAGAAGCCTTGCGAAACGCTGGTGCGAGCTCATCTCTTGCGCAGGAAGCGAAACAAATCAGTGAGCAAGTGAGACGGCAGCTTGATAGCAAAGCTGATCTCGTCGAATTTCAGAGAGTGAAAGAAACCAATCAGCTCTATGAGAGAATTATTGGCCGTAGCGAGTCTGATATTGCTGAAAAGGTTGCTCGCATGACTCTGACCAATCAGTTGTTTCAGGTCGAAGTTGCAAAAAATACTGGTGATAACCGAAATTATGTCAGAAACGCTGATTTTAGGGATGGTTCTAAAAAATGGAAAGAAATGAACGCTTCAGGATTAAATTTCAACTATGAACATTCAACTAAAAATCGTGGTAAAACGGGCGTGCACATTTATGGTACATCTATAAATGCTCGTTATTTTGGATTGCAACAGACATTCAAAATTGAACTAAAAAAATCCGACAAAATCACTCTTTCTTTTTTGGTTTCAAAAGATGGATATAACACTTTTTCTGGCTTAGATGTTGGTTTGCATTATAGGAAAGATGGTGCAATAAAATCACAGGCGTGGAGAGAGATTTCAAATAGCGACATAACTGCATCCACTTATAAAAAACTTAGTTTTAATTATGAGTTACCAGTTGATATCGATGAAATCAATTTAATGTTTTATGGCAATACTGGGAAGTCAATCAACCTTTACATTTCAGAAATAAAACTTGAAATTGGAAGTAATGCGACATCATTCACGCTAGCCCCCGAAGACACGGACGAAGCTGTTCGTACGGTTCAAACTCAACTCGCTGGCTCGTGGGCAATTCAAAATCTGACAAGCGCTGGTTCTATCGTTTCGCAAATCAACGCAACGAACAATCAAATCCTGATTGAAGCTGAGAAAATTAGGCTCAAGGGCAAGACCTTACTCGATGAACTGACGGCTATTGATGGATATTTCAAGCGCTTGTTCGTGGGTGAGGGCAACTTTGCCAAGCTAAATGCTGAGATTATTGGTTCAAGGACCATTGCAGCAGACAAGCTGATTATGGACCAGGCAATGGCTCGAATGTTCGTTTCAAGCGATATCTTCACAGACACCCTTGCTGCCAAAGAAGCCTTCATCAACAAGCTTCGGTCAGTCGTAGTATCTGCGACCTTGCTCGAAGGTTTTAAAGGGCGAATCGGTGGATTCCAAATCGGTACTCATGATAAAGATCCAAAAACTTATTGGCTAACTGGCCAGAATCAATTTTTTGTAGGAATGAGCAATGGTGCTGGCAGTTGGGGCAAAACAGCTCTCTGGGTCAATTGGGGAACGACGTGGGATGCTCCAGGAAATCATGCTTGGTTTGTTAAAGAATCGGGCGAGATGTACTGTTACAATCAAGCTCATTTTTGGAATACGCCAATTATTCACGGGAATTTGAAAGTTAGCGGGAATATTTATTATATTACCGACCAAGATACCGGTGTTGGTGGTTATTGGATTCACTCGCCGTCTTACAAAAGAATTCAAGAACATGCAGGATACGCTTATTTGTATCATTTCGACGATTCATATTCGTGGGTCGCTTTGAATAAAGATATTTCAGACCGTCGCTACAAGTCAAATATCGAAGATAGCACAGTCTCAGGTCTCGATGTTATCGAGAAACTCAAGACGTACAGCTATCGCAAAGAATACGATGGGAAAATAGAGGACATCGCCTGCGGTATCATGGCGCAGGATGTTCAGAAATATGTTCCTGAAGCCTTTTTTGAGAATCCAGATGGTGCATACTCGTATCGAACATTTGAACTCGTGCCTTACTTGATTAAGGCCATTCAAGAACTCAATCAAAAAATACATAAATTGGAGAAAAAACATGACAGAACAGGACAAACAAATCAGCAGTCTAGCGATTAAGTCGCTAAGTGAGAGAGTTGCCAAAGAGGCTACTCAATCAGCTACACTAGAAGCCCTCTATACAGTAACTGCTATGGAGCTTGAGCAAATGAAGCAAATCATCGAATCTGACGAAGAGCTCAAAGCGAAATTTGAAGAAGTGAAAGGAAAAATGACAAATGGCAATTAACAATTATGAATTGGCAGGAAAACCTTATACACGAGGCCTTGGCGACAATCTCAAGACAGTAGTTGAAATTCGTCTTTCAGAAGGCAGTCGATACAGTACGAACCTGCGTGAACTCGCAGGAGACCGGACGAATGAACCAGAAGACACGTTGATTCAAGCGGTGCTGGATATCATCAAGGCAGAGTTAGATCCAGGTTCTGCAATCGTAAAGGCACAAGCTGAGATTGAACAAGCTGTTCAATCCTTGGCCAAAGCTAAGACGGACCTCTCTGCAAACAAAGAGAACATCGATAGCGTATCAGCAATTACTGAGGTCCTCATTGCGCTTGCGGTTGGCCAGAACGGCGGAATGCCAACGAACACTTATAGCAAGGTTGCGCAATTTATCAAGCCTCTTGTCAAGGACCGTCGTTATGTGAATGGTGATATCGTATCAATGCCTTACCCTTACGATACGAATCCAAAATGGCCGAAGGAGACACAAACAATCCTGAAATTCCAGATGCAACCATCTGAAGGCTATACTTGGAAAGAGCAACCTCTTGCTGAAATGTTGCAGAAGGGCATTTTGACGGTTGTCATGCCACGTATTGATTAGAAGGAGGTTGTATGCCAGGTTATGAACGATTTCTCGTACAGATTTTTATCACCCTCATTCCTGTCATTGGGCTTTATTTTTCGATGAAAGATAAGGCAACCAAGCAGGAAAATCGTCTTACGATTTTAGAGAAAGATATCGAAAATCTGAACGAATTCAAGACATCAGCCAACAAGCGGCTCGATAACCACGACGAACAGAACAAGGCTATCTTGGTCCTAGCTGAGCAAGTAAAATCGCTTGGCGAAGATGTAAGAGAGCTTAAAAGCTTAATTCAAAACAAACAACAATAAAAAGGAGAACTCAAAATGATTAACTGGAAATTGCGCTTGCAAAACAAAACAACTCTCATTGCTCTTCTTGGAGCAATCTTCCTTATGGCTCAACAATTTGGCCTTGAAATCCCCAAAAATATCCAGGACGGTGTGAACACATTCGTTTATATCCTTGTCTTGATTGGCGTTGTAAATGACCCAACAACTGCAGGAATTTCTGATAGCAAACGTGCTCTTGAATACTACGAACCAAGCGAAGATTAGGAGAGAATAATGAAGAAAAACGACTTATTCATCGACGTATCTAGCCACAATGGATACGATATTACAGGTATTTTGGCTGACATGGGTACACAGAATACTATTATCAAAGTTTCTGAAAGTACAAATTATCTAAATCCTTGCTTGTCTGCTCAAGTGGAGCAATCCAATCCTGTTGGATTTTATCACTTTGCTTGGTTTGGTGGTGACATCGAAGAAGCTGAGCGAGAGGCACGCCACTTCCTTGATAATGTCCCCCAAAAAGTAAAATACTTGTGTCTTGACTACGAAGATCACGCTAGCGGAGATAAACAGGCAAATACAGATGCTTGTATTCGCTTTATGGAAATCCTCAAAGAAAATGGCTATGAGCCAATCTATTACAGCTACAAGCCATTCACGCTTAATAATATTTATTATGAGCAGATTCTTGCAAAATTTCCAAATAGCCTTTGGATTGCCGGCTATGGGCTAAATGATGGAAATGTTGATTTTGAATATTTCCCATCCATGGACGGGATTCGCTGGTGGCAATACTCTTCAAATCCGTACGATAAGAACATTGTTTTACTAGATGATGAAGAGGCTAAGCCGAAATGGAAGAGAAATGATACTGGTTGGTGGTATGAATACCCTGACGGGTCTTATCCAAAAGAAGAATGGGAAAAGATTGATGGCATCTGGTACTACTTCGACGAGAGAGGTTATTCAATAGCTTCTCGCTGGTTGAAGGATGATAGTAAGTGGTATTATCTCAAAGAAAATGGCGCAATGGCCATTGGTTGGGTGCTTGTGAATGGTAAATGGTACTATCTTGATGTTTCAGGAGCGATGGTTACTGGCTGGGTTCAATACAAGGACAAACTATACCATCTCAAAGAAGAGAATGGCGAAATGTCTTCAAAAGAACTTGTCAAAGTCGAAGGAGGCTGGTACTATGTCAATGAGGACGGCAGTCGTTCAGACAAACCAGCATTTGATGTATTACCTGATGGACTAATTGTTACCACTAAATAATTTTTTAAAAAAGAAAGGAAAATTTCTAAAATATTGTTCTAATTGTTTCAACCGCAGGCACTAGCTTGCGGTTTTTTTGTTTGTCTAAAAAGGGTTGGATTTAAAATCCAACCTATTTATCTGAAAGTAGTTTCAGAATTAAAAAAGTAATGATTTTTTCACTACTTTTTTAATTTTTTACGAATAGATAAGTAGGAGGAATAAAACATGAACATTTTGAAGATTGAACTTGCAAGCATAGAGCAGACAGACTTAGGTTTTGAGCATTGGGTAGACGTGACTTACACTGTTCCGATTTTGAAAAATGAGTACACGGTCAAGCTGTTGCTATTCATGGAATGCAAGATAGAAGACCAAGAGGTTATTGAATATCTGGTATCAACTTGGAAGTATCGTGATCTCGTGCTGCATTCTGTAAGGATGTATGAAATGGAATCAGACGAGACATAAGACCGTGAGATAATCACGGTTTTTATTTGTCTGAAAAAAATTCTCATGGTATAATAACTTAAAAATAAAATTAGTAAATAATCGATAGGGATACACTAAAGGATACAACAATCCTTTTACAAGCCGGTCTAATAAGGTTTTAATAACTCCCACCGGCTCCATTATGAACAGGTATACAGTAGATTTTTTCCAAATTATATCCTTTGTTGTATCCTTCGTTGTATCCTATTTATTCTAGTGTGTTAGTGGAGAATTACTCAAGAGGCTGAAGAGGACGGTTTGCTAAATCGTTAGGTCGGGTAACTGGCGCGGGGGTTCGAATCCCCCATTCTCCGTTAGATAAACCCAGTGTTTTTCTAAAAAACTATCCTTGGAGGTAGTCTCCAAGAGTAAATTTTCATAAAGAGGTGAAAC